CTGTCCACTTCCCAATATGGCACCAAGAAATAGAAGACATCCTAGTACTAAAAAATAATAAAGGAACTGAAGATAATCGCGTTCGTAAGTTAGACTACAGCATCCAAATCAGCAAACTCTTCTATGAGAGATTCATTAAAAACGAAGAGATTTCTCTCTTCTCTCCCCATGCCGTTCCTGGTCTTTATGATGCTTTTGGTACTGATGGATTTGACGAGTTATACATTCGTTATGAACAAGATGAGTCTATTCCAAGAAAAACTATCAGTGCTCAAGAACTCTTTCTAGATCTCCTAAAAGAACGCGCTGAAACTGGTCGTCTTTATATTATGAATATCGACCATTGCAACTCTCACTCTTCCTTTATGGATAAGGTTGAAATGAGCAATCTCTGTCAGGAAATTACTCTGCCAACTAAACCGATTCAACATATTGATGATCCAAATGGTGAAATTGCTCTCTGCATTCTTAGTGCTATTAACGTTGGAAAAATCCGGGATCATGAAGATCTTGAAGTTCTTTGTGATCTTGCTGTTAGGAGTCTTGATGAACTCATTGATTTTCAGGGATACCCCGTTAAAGCAGCAGAAATCGCAACTAGAGCACGTCGTTCACTTGGGGTAGGTTATATTGGGTTGGCACACTATCTTGCGAAATATGGCGCAAAATATGAAGATCAAAAAGCATGGGAATTAGTTCATGATTTAACTGAGGCATTTCAATATTACCTCATTCAAGCAACTGTAAATCTTGCTAAAGAAAAAGGTGCATGTGAATATTCACATCGAACAAAGTATGGTCAAGGTATTCTTCCAATTGATACATACAAAAAAGATGTTGACGAAATCGTACCTAACGACTTAAAATATGATTGGGAGAATCTTAGACAGCAGGTTAAGCAATACGGTGTTAGGAACTCAACACTGTCCGCACAGATGCCATCGGAGAGCAGTTCCGTTGTGTCAAATGCAACCAACGGAATCGAACCACCTCGCGGATACTTGTCCATTAAAAAATCAAAGAAAGGACCTCTCAAGCAAATTGTTCCTCAGTATCAAACACTTAAGAACAATTATACGCTTCTTTGGGATATGCCTAGCAATCGTGGGTATATCAATATTGTTGCAGTTATGCAAAAATTCTTTGATCAAGCAATTTCTGGAAACTGGTCATATAATCCAGAAAATTATCCAGATAATGAAGTTCCTACTTCAGTAATGGCGCAAGACCTTTTGACTACATATAAGTACGGTTGGAAAACCAGCTACTATCAAAATACACACGACATGAAGAATGATGAGGTTGAAGAAACCCGTCAGTCTCTTGAAAATTTAATTTCCAATATTCTAGATACGGAGGAGGAAGATTGTGAGTCTTGTAAGATTTAAAACAGGTTTGGAGGATAAAACTATGGTCGAATCTATGACCGTTTTTAACTCCCAAGAAGTAGATACCAAAAAGCAACCTATGTTTTTTGGTCAACCATTAGGAATACAAAGATACGATTCTTACAAGTATCCAATTTTCGATAAATTAACAACACAGCAACTGGGTTATTTCTGGAGACCCGAAGAGGTATCTCTTCAAAAAGATCGTAGCGATTATCATATGCTACGCCCAGAGCAAAAACACATCTTTACTAGTAACCTTAAGTATCAAGTTATGCTTGATTCCGTTCAGGGTCGTGGTCCTGGTATGGCGTTCGCGCCATACTGTTCTCTCCCTGAACTGGAAGCATGTATGAAAGTTTGGGAGTTCATGGAAATGATTCACTCTCGTTCATACACCTATATCATCAAAAATGTTTATTCTGACCCATCTGAAGTCTTTGATACAATCTTAAAAGAAGATCGTATTATGGAACGTGCAGTGAGCGTAACACAAGCATATAATGATTTTATTAATAGTGCTCAACATTATGGAACTTCTGAAATTTGGAAATATGCCCAAGAACAAGTTCCACATGCACTAGGAGAAAGGTATGAACTCAAGCGCAAACTGTTCAGAGCAGTTGCAAATGTTAATATTCTTGAAGGTATTCGCTTTTACGTCAGTTTTGCTTGCAGTTTTGCATTTGGCGAACTCAAGCTTATGGAAGGAAGTGCAAAAATCATCTCACTGATTGCCCGTGATGAGAATCAGCATCTTGTCATTACTCAGAATATTCTGAATAAGTGGAAAGAAGGTGATGATCCTGAAATGGCACGTATCTCTAAAGAAGAAGAGCAATGGGTTTATAAGACCTTTGAGAATGCTGTAAATCAAGAAAAACTATGGGCAGAATATCTGTTCAAAGATGGTTCTATGATTGGTCTGAATGACAAACTGTTGCAGCAGTATGTTGAATGGATTGCCAATCGTAGAATGAGAGCAATCGGTCTTAAACCACTTTATGACATTCCAGCAAAAAATAATCCTCTTCCTTGGACAGAGCATTGGATTTCTTCTAAAGGTCTTCAAGTTGCCCCACAGGAAACTGAAGTCGAGTCCTATATCGTCGGAGGAATCAAACAAGATGTTACCAAGGATACTTTCTCAGGATTCCAACTATGATGAATGGTGCGAACAGGATATCCTGAACGCGTATAAAGAAGCAGCAGAGTATGATGACTTTTTATTCGGTGACTATAATTATGAAAAGGAGTGGTTAGGCAATCAAACTAACGACATTAAGTGAGGGTCTTCGGACCCTCTTTTTTTATAAATAAAATTATAAAGAAATAAAAAGAAAAAATGTCTAGACTTACTGGCAGTGAAGCAAAAACTTTGATGGAAGCATATCAGTCAATTTATGCTTCACAAGAAGAAGTTACTGAAGAGCAAATTTGGGAGGAAGTTGAATATTGGGTCAACTCACTCCTAGAAGATGGTCATGACCTAAGTGAGTATACTTGGGAAGATATGTATGAAGCGTATCTAAATGAGGCACCAAATCCTGTTTTTAATGTATCTGCAGGTTTGCAGCAGCAAAGACAAAAAAATCTTGAATCTGGTACAAGACAAAAAGTTCAATCACAAGTTTTTGGTGATCCATTGACAAATAAAGATGCCAGAAATATTGCAATAGGAAGAGCACAGCAACAGCAACTGCAAAGTAAATTTAAAATTGGTTCAGGTGGGTTTAGTTTTAGTGGCAAACCTACAGGTCAACCCCCAAGACCCACTGGAAGCGGCGGTCAACCCCCAAGACCCTCTGGCGGTTCTCCATCTGCCCCTGCTACAGCAAAATCTGCTCCCGCTGGCGGAACAGTTCTTGCCAAAAGACAGGGTGTTCAGGGAACGTTAGATAAAGCAACTGGTAAATTTACAGAAAAATCTTGGACTGATTCTGATACAACCAGATATCAAGCACAAGCAGCAAAATCTGCACCAAAACCAGGAACTCAAGCTGCTGGTCCGGAGTCAATTAAACCAAAAACTCCAAATCCACTTATGAAGGATGGTGAAATTAAGCGTATGCAAGCATCCTCTCAGGCAAGGCAGACAGGTCAATCTGCATTTAAACCAGAAACTACTGCAGTTGCCACAAAACCAGACACTGGCGTTGTGGCTCAGACTGCAAAGGTTGCAGCAACACCAAAAACACCAGAAGCAAAACCATCCCCCTTCAGCACTAAGCAAGGTGATAACAAACCTTATAAGGATGGACCCCTCTGGGAGCGTTATGATGCCTATGATATTGTTCTTGACTATCTCCTCTCTGAGGGGCACGTAGACACCTTAGAAGAGGCTCTTTATGTAATGATGGAAATGGATGCAGAAATGATTGCTGACATTGTTGAGGAAACAAGAAGAACCGAATATCTTCAAAAAAAGTTCAATAAAGAAAACAAAAGAAAGTCAGGATCTGCTCATATTGCTATTCCAGGAAAACAGAATACAGGGCAAGCACTGCAAAAAGCAAGGGAGTCTGAAAGACATATGAGAGGTGACAATTAATTTTTAAGACAAATAACATCATATGTGAAGAAAGGGGTCTTGACAAGACCCCTTTTTTATTGCTAGACTAGGTTTGTCTCCATTGAAGATAAATAATAGCTCTAAGATACTTTAATATGAGCTATGAGAATCCTTGGAGATTCAATGGAGAAATTTTTGAGTCTTCTGATATTCAAGATTATTTTGGTTTTGTATACCTTATTTCTTGTACTAAAACTGATCGTAAATACTGGGGTAGAAAGT